ATTGATCGCACCGATGAGCTGCTTGCAGCTGCGGCGACCATGGATGAAGCCAAAGAATCCATCCGGCAGATGACGGAGGATACCAGGTCGGATATGCATGCGCTGGCTCAGCAGGTAGAAACAAATGCCGAGGATCTCGCGGAACAGTCTGCCGCATCCGCAAGGGCCGCCGCGCAATCGGCGCAGGCAGCAGAGCGGACGCTGGAGACGGTCGAGGCAAAGGGACAGCAGTTATCCCAGCTTGCTATTAACTCGGATACCATTGCAAAGGAAGCGCTGGAGAAGGCGACGAATGCAGAGAATGAGTCCTATGAGGTTTCTAACTATCTGGAGACGGTCAGACGTGAGCTTTCCCAGCTGAGCCTGTCCATGCAGGAGAAGATCGACGATGCCTATGTGGAGGACGGTTTCCTTTACATGACATCTGAAGGCGAAGTGGTCGTCGGGCCGCTCGGGCCTTTCTCCGGTACCGGCGGAGGCGGCGGGGGTGGTACCTCCGGGAACAATGCCCATATCACGCTGACCAATAAATCCGGTTTCCTGTCCCGGACAATCGCGCAGGGCGATTCCTGCCCGGTGACGATCAACTGGACATCGGAAGAGGATGAGATCCCGACCGGAAACGGCACCATGAAGGTGACCGTGAGTGGTGTGGTAAAAGCCATGATTGATATCAAGCAGGGCGATGTGGTCGTAGACATTGGCCCGTATGTATCAGCGGGAACATCGGTGGTCAAGATCAATGTGTCTGATATTTACGGGAACAGCCGCACTTTAAACTTCTCGATCACCGTGGTGGTGCTCGGCCTTTCCTCGAGCTTTGATGATTCAGCGGCCTATACCGGGCCGATCAGTTTTCCGTACACACCAGTCGGAAACATCCAGAAGAATATGCACTTCATTCTGGATGGCAGGGAGATCGGCACAACCGTGACTTCGGTTTCCGGAAGGCAGCAGTCCTTTGCGATCCCGCAGCAGAGCCATGGAGCACATAGCTTTACCGTGTATTTCGATGCGGAGATCAACGGCCAGACGGTGAAGTCGAACGAGCTGTATTACGAGATCATCTGTCTGGAAACGATGAACCTGACGCCGATCGTGACCTGCAGTTTCCATACAGAAACGGTCAAACAGTACACGACGATCCACATCGGCTACTCGGTCTATGACCCAACTTCCATGAATGCAGATGTGGAGATCAAACGAAATGGTGTGACGATCTCTACGCAGACGGTCGGAAGAAGCAAACAGGATTTTGCTGTGCGGATGGATACGGTGGGAACCTTTACCTTTGAGATCAGCTCCGGGGAAGCATCCCGGTCATTCACACTGGAAGTGACAGAATCCGACATTCAGATCGAAGCGGAGACGGAAGCCCTCTCGCTGTACCTGACCAGTAATGGCAGGAGCAATACAGAAGAGAACCGGTCAGAATGGAAGTACGGAGATGTGGCAGCGCAGCTTTCCGGCTTCAACTTCGCCTCCGATGGCTGGCAGAAAGACGAGAAAGGAAACACAGTCCTTCGGATTGCCGGTGATGCCAGGGTGCAGATTCCATATCTGTTGTTCGGGTCTGACTTCCGTACCGCAGGAAAAACGATCGAGTTGGAGTTCGCAACCCGGACGGTCATGAACTATGATGCAGTGATCTTATCCTGCCTTTCCGGTGGCAGGGGGCTTTCCCTTACCGCACAGAAGGTACTTCTCAAATCCGAGCAGAGCGAGATCGGGACACAGTTTAAGGAAAACGAGCATGTCCGTGTTGCTTTTGTGGTAGAGAAGCGGACGGAGCACCGGCTGATTTATTGCTATATCAACGGCATCATGTCCGGAGCGGTGCAGTACCCGGTGAATGATGACTTTGCGCAGACGGAGCCGGTCGGCATTTCCATTGGCAGCAACGAGTGCACCATCGACCTCTATAACATCCGGGTCTATGATAACGACCTGACGAGAAGCCAGATCCTCGATAACTGGATCGCGGACACACAGGATGTGGAGGAGATGCTGGCCCGGTACCAGAGAAATCAGGTATATGATGCCTATGGCAATATCGTCAAGGAGCAGCTTCCGCCGGATCTGCCTTACCTCATTCTGGAGGCGGCGGAGCTCCCGCAGTACAAGGGAGATAAGAAAACGGTGAATGGCTCCTATGTCGATCCGCTGCATCCGGAGAAATCTTTCACCTTTACCGGCGCTCAGTTCGATGTACAGGGAACTTCCTCTCAGTACTATGAGCGGAAAAACTATAAGGCCAAGTACAGGAACGGTTTTGTGACCTCGAACGGGTCAACCGTGGATGACTGGAAACTGCGCGATAACTCCATCGCGGTGGCGACCTTCTGCTATAAAGCGGACGTTGCTTCCTCCGAAGGAGCTAACAACGTGGAACTGGTCATTCTCTATAACGATGCATGCCCTTACAAAACACCGGCACAGCGGGAAGATGAGCGGGTGCGGCAGGGTATTGACGGATTCCCGATCGTTGTGTTCTGGCACGATACCGTGAAGGATGAAACGACCTTCATGGGCAAGTACAACTGGAACAACGATAAATCGACAGAGGAAGTCTTCGGCTTTCAGGATGACGATGAATCGTGGGAAGTACGGAACAATACTTCTGATCGTGTTCTGTATAAGAGCGCAGATTATTCCGGCGATGCGTGGCTTGGTGATTATGAAGCCCGGTTCCCGGATACCGATCCTCCGTACACAGATCCCGCTCAGCTGCAGGAATTTGCAGAGTGGGTGGTCAGCACCGATACGGAGAAGGCAACCGGCGATCTGCTTCCGGAGCCTGTGACTTACGGGGAAGAGGAATACACCCATGATACGTCCGAGTACCGGCTGGCGAAATTCAAAGCGGAGGCAGGGCAGTACATGGAGCTTGATTCCGCGATGTTTTATTACCTGTTTACGGAACTCTTCCTCATGGTGGATTCCCGGGCCAAGAATATGTTCCCGTCATTTATGGGAGGTGTGATTTCAGCATGAAAAAGAAAATCGTATTCCTGCCGTATGATATGGATACGGCGATCGGGATCAACAACGAGGGCGCATTGGTGTTCTCTTATAATCTGGAAGACATCGACCAGACCGACGGCGGTGCGGATGTCTTTAACGGGCAGCAGAGCGTGTTATGGAAAAACATGCGGGCTGCCTTTTTTGATGAGATGAAGGCCATGTACCAGAATCTCCGCTCGACCGGAAAGATCAGCTACGAGAAGGTAGAGCGGATGTTTGAAGAGCATCAGGCGAAATGGCCGGAAGCGATCTTCAACGAGGACGCCTGGTTCAAATACCTGGCCCCGCTGGTGGAGAAAGGAAACGCGAGCTATCTTTCCATGTTGCAGGGATCAAAGGCAGAGCAGCGGAAGTGGTGGCTTTATAATCGCTTCCGCTATATCGATTCCAAATATAATGCCGGAGATGCTCTGTCGGATGTCATCACCGTCCGTGGATATGCGAAAGCAGATATCACAGTGGAGCCGTATGCGGATGTCTATGCAACCATCAAGTATGGTTCCTATCTGGTGCAGAGCCGGTCGGCCAGAAACACAAAGACGACGCTCCCTTGTCCGCTCGATAACGTGAATGATACAGAAATCTATATCTACAACGCCAGCCAGCTGGCCGATGTGGGAGATCTTTCCGGCCTCATGGTCGGTTATGCGGATTTCTCAAAAGCGGTGAAGCTGCAGGCCCTGAAGATCGGTGACAGTGATGCGGAGTACAGCAATGGCAACCTGACGGAGCTGTATCTTGGCAACAACGAGCTGCTCCGGACACTGGATGTGCGGAACTGCCCGAATCTTACGCAGCCGGTGGATCTTTCCGGGTGTGCCAATATCGAGCATATCTATTTTGACGGGACAGCGATCACTGGTGTGGATCTTCCAAAAGGCGGGATCTTAAAAACGCTGCATCTGCCTGGAACATTGGCAAACCTGTCGATCATCGGGCACCCGGGGATTACAGATTTTGTGCTGCCGAGTAAGGAAAACCTTTCTACTTGCAGACTGGAAAATATCGGAAGCGGGATTGATGTGAAAACAATGCTCGGAAGCCTGCCTGCTGGTTGCCGTACTCGTGTTATCGGGTTTGCCTTTTCCGTATCCAGCGAGTCAGAACTGACTGCGTTAAAAGCGAGGCTTGATACGATGCGCGGTCTTAATGAGAATGGCGGAAATGAAGAACAGGCGCAGCTGTTGGGAACGATTCAGATCAATTCCGTAACCGGAGCAACCGTAAAGGCATTCCGGGAGAAATACCCGGACGTCACAATCAATTATAAGAACATCAGCAGTATATGCTATTTCTACAACTATGATGGGACGTCCGTTCTTCGTACAGCAACGGCTACAAACGGGGGATCTGTTACCTACAGCGGAAGTACCCCGACAAAACCAGCATCGGAATCGGAAACTTATACCTTTGTAGGATGGTCGCTTGTGATTGGTGGGCAGCGCGATCCGTCTGCGCTTTTGCACATCGTAGAAGATCGGAATGTGTACCCCGCGTTTACGGCGAGCGTCCGTACCTTTACCGTACGCTTCTATGTGGGGACAAGGTGCATTGAGACGAAGAGCAATGTCCCTTATGGTACAGCGACAGAGTATACGGGAGCAACACCGACGAATACAGCGGAATCTGATCCGACAGACTATGAATTCACAGGATGGGATAAGGAGACTACTTCCGTCAAATCGGATCTGAATGTCTATGCACAGTTCCGGTATGTCGGTGCGACGTACAAGCACATCATCGACGGTAATTTGAAGGGTGAGCTCTACAATGAATTGGCGACCGTAGTTGGGAACCGGGCTTGTTATGCCCTCGCCAGCGTTACCAGTATTTCATTGCCGAACGTAGTGACCGTTGAGGAATACGCGTTTGCAAACTCAAATCCTACTGGTAGTAGCAAGGGGACATCACTTTTGTCAGTCAGCCTGCCCAATGTGAAGACCATCGGACAGTATGCTTTCTCCTATCAGATAAAGATGACATCCTTGGATGTGAGTGCAGCAGAGACTCTGAAGACCAGATGTTTCAGCCATTGTGAGGCATTGCAGAGCATCGATCTTCCCAAAGTAACGATATTGCCTGAGTATACGTTTGAGGCAGACATAAAGCTGGAATCCGTAAATATTCCGAAAGTTACTCGCATTGAAAAATATGCTTTCTTCTACTGTAATGCGCTCACGCACATCACACTTCCAGAAACATTGCTTGTCATTGGCGATAGCGCTTTCTATCGCTGCTTCAATTTGGAGGAGATCATCATTCCGGCCAGGGTAACATCCATTGCATCCGAGGCTTTTCGGTCATGCAGCAAGATGGCAAGGGTTATTATTAAGGGTCAGCCGAGTATTAGTAACAAGGCTTTTCAGGAATGTACTGGATTAACAGATATCTATGTACCATGGTCTATGACAACGACACGCGGAGAACCGTGGGGTGCGCCTAATGCCATAGTTCATTATCTGGAAGATGGCTGGATGGAAGAATTGTTCCCTGAAGGTCAGGAAGGAGAGTAAATATGGCTGTAGTAGAAAAAACCGTGGATATTATCGGCGATGAAAGATTTACAGCAATGCTTCTGGCAAAGACAATACCGGATGACTGTCCGGTCGATCTTTATGATGAGGTCGTTCAGAGCGTTAGAAACTATGCAATGTATAAGATGGGGAAGCTGCA